TGTACGGTGAACTACCATTGATTGAAGCAGAATCTACATCCGGTCATAAAACTATAATCTTCCTCAATAAAAAGACTAAAAGCTACACGATAGTACATTCTACAGACGACATTGCTTGCGTAATAGACGTTGGCGAAAATTTGAGACCGATTCTACCCGGCAAAAAGATCTAAAAGAACCCTCGCGGTTCTTTTTTAGATTCTACATAAAATAGTCTATGTTGTATAATTGATCTATCGAAACGCAATACGGAAAATCTGAAAATGATCAAGAAACTGAATTCTAACGCCAAAAACGGCGAATCTCTGTTCTTTGTCATGACGTACGATCCCGTCGGGCGTGATGTAGAGTACCCAGTTTGGGCAAAAACTGATGCAGAAGCCATGAAAAAGTTCCGCGAAAACATCTCCAAGACTGCTCCCGTAGACATGGTTCGTCCTGCAGCATAAATTTAGAATTAACACAAATAGCAATCGTTGTATAATTGATCTATCGAAACGCAATACGGAAAATCTAAAATGTCTAAAATCGTTCTGAACTCTCGTACAAACAAATATGAATTCACCGCCCCAAGCGGTCGTGTGTATTCTTCACAGAATGAAAAGTACATACAATTCCAATTCAACCGTGTAATCGGTGAAGCTACCGTTTCCGCAGTTGCTTCCGTAATGGAACAGAAAGAAGCTGCTCCTGAATTCACCATCACCAAGCGCTTCGAAATTCTGAAGCGTAACATCAAGATGATCTGTGCAGGTTTGCAAAAATCGCTGATCATCACTGGTTCTGGTGGTTTGGGTAAGTCCTACACCGTTCTGAAAACCCTTGCAGAATGCGGTTACACCGACATCTCCGAGAAAATTGCTACCGCAGAATCTGGTGATACTATTTCGCGTTACAAAGCTTTTACTGTAGTGAAAGGTTTTTCTACTGCCAAGGGTCTGTATCGCGAATTGTACGAAAACAAAGATAACGTTATCGTTTTCGATGATGCCGATGTGATTCAGAAAGACGTCGTTGCAGCCGATCTGCTCAAAGGTGCTCTTGATTCTTCCGACAAGCGTATCATTTCTTGGAAAGCAGATATGAAAGACGAAGATCTGCCGCGTTCTTTCCTGTTTACCGGTCGTATCATCTTCATTTCCAACATGGCAAAAGAAAAGTTTGCCCAGCCTCTGATCAGCCGTTCCAACGTCATCGACTTGAAGATGAACGAAGAACAGAAGATCGAGCGTATGGAAACCATCATGATGGATGATGATTTTATGCCAGAAGCTCCGATGGAATTCAAGAAAGATGCCATGGCTCTGATCAAGAAAATCTCTCGTCAAGCAAACGAGATCTCTATGCGGTCTCTGATCAAGGTTACCAACATCCGTATGATGTTTTCCGGTGAAGAGTTCGAAGAAACCGCTACCTACACCCTGACTAACTGATGTTTCTAGGCAAAAACTTTGATTTTTGGTTGGAATGGATCTCGACTACTCTATTGATTATCGGATCCATTCTTTCTGCATACAATATCTATCCGCTAAATATCGTTATGTCGATGTTAGGTAACATTGGTTGGGTATGGTGTGGGTTTAGAATGAAGAAACCGTCTCTGTGGTTTGTATCAATCATTCTCACCGCAATTTATTTTTCAGGTATCGTAGTAAAGGTGTTATAATGGAAATCGTAGGTATCATGGGCGCGCTTGTCGTCATCTTCTTTATCATCGCTGCGGCGATGTATGTCCGCAATCTATTTCAGATTTATCATCTGATTTTTGTCAATGAAAGTATGACTAAAACGTTGCCGGAGTTGCTCATCCGAACAATCGGGATCTGGTTATTTCCTCTGGGTATCGTGATGGGTTGCATCTCGCACGAATTCTTCAAGAAGCTGTTCGATTGATTCTATGCGGTTATACATTGCAGTGAGGGATGACTTCCCTGATTTTATGACTCCAACTCTGGTCGCCCATGCAGTTCTGGGTGCGCACTTAGAATTCTGGCAGGTTTGGCCAGAGTACCAGAATTGGTTGGAAAATTCATTCAAGAAAGTCGTCCTAAGAGTCAATCGGAAGGAGTTCGACAAGATCGCTTCGCTCCCAAAAGTATACCTCGGACACGAGAACAACACCTGCAACGGCGAAAAGACATGTGCGGTAGTTTGCCCAAGTGGTGGTGAATTGCCGAACGTTCTAAAATTTGCAAAATTATGGAAACCTATCGAAAAGGGAACTAATGGATTTAACATTTAACGGAAAAGGCTGTACGGTAAAGGTACTAGCACATTCTCAACATCCACAAACCGGAACTATTCTGATCACATATGAATTGGAATACTCTCGGTTCATTCACTCGGAATTACTGACACACCGAGTGTTCTCGAAGAATTCTGCTTCTTCACGTGCAATTCCAATCGCTCGTATGATAGAACAAGTGAAGACAAATCCAGCAATCCCAGTACATTGGGGCAAGAATCAGGAAGGTATGGCTGCTCGGCAAGTACTTGACATTGACTCACAGAACCGGTGTGCGGCACTGTGGCTGAATGCACGAGATTCTGCAGTTCAATATGTGGAAGCACTGTCATCACTGGGTCTGCATAAACAGACTGCCAACCGCATTTTGGAACCTTGGTTCAGGATGAAGATTGTGTTGACTACAACGGAACAGTCTAATTGGTTCGAACTACGAGACCATGAAGATGCACAACCAGACATTCAAGATCTTGCACAGACAATGCATACTGCATTTAAGGCGAGTACGCCAAAAGTTCTTAAGATTGGAGAATGGCATCTACCATATGTAGAACAGAATTCTTCTGGCAATTGGATATCCGATGAAGGGAAAGAAATTTCTCTAGAAGATGCTCGTAAAATCTCGTGTTCTTGCTGCGCTCAAGTGTCATACCGTCGTAACGATACCTCTATGGAAAAAGCAGACAAAGTCTATGATCGTCTGATCGGCGCAACACCCAAGCACTTCTCACCGTTCGAACATCAGGCGACTCCTATTCTTCTAGAAAACGATAGTGTAGACAAATGGAGTGGAAATTTTAGGAACTTTACTCAGTACAGAAAACTATTGGAGAATTGAAATGATGATCTTGCTCTTTCTTGTTATCGCATTTATTCTGGTGTTCTCTATCAGATTGGAAATATGGATGATGCACAGAGACAGAGCAAGATCTGAGATTCTTCGTCTTGAAGATCAATCTGTTAGAGACTGGACAGAAGGAATGTATGTAGAGACGGATTCTTTCGTCTCCGATATTTTCTCATTCAAATTCACATTTGAAGAATTCTATCCAGGACTTCTGAGTTTCATCGAAGAACAAGAAGTCTACAATGAAAATTTCAAACAATCTACATAAATTAGAAAGTTTGATATAATTATTCTATCGACAACGCAATTAGGAATTATCAAATGGCCGGAAAAGCAACATCAATCTATCTGACAGTTCTACCCAAAGGTTCGCTCAGTTCGTGCTTCAGGAAAGTATTCTTTGAAGCAAAAGCCTACAATGACTACGTCAAGAGTGAAGACTTCAAGACGAAATTCCCAGCAGATCAGTTCGACATCGTTAAGGAAACCTACTAATGAACATCTTTCTAGAGTACTACTATTTCTACAACCTTGGCCCATTCATCGGCCCAGTTCTTGCAATTCTTTTCTAACTTAAGGAGTTTTTATTATGGATAAACGTGAATACACATACGTCGGATACCAAGTAGTCGATGGAAAAGCAGAGATGCACCTCTCCGTCAATCGTTACTGGTTCGATCTTCAGAACAAGAAGGGTAAGGCAGAATTCTCGGTGTTCGTTACCGAGACCCCGATGGGTGCCAAGCAGATCATGCAAGAAGTTCTGAAGGATGAAACTGTACCACAGATTGTACAGGACGCTCTTGCAGTACGCGTTGCAAAGATTGACGCTCAGGAATCAGACATCGCTCGCAAGATGCGGAACAAACTTGATCGTGCAGCTGCAAAGGAACGCAAAGAAGCAATCCGCCAAGAGAAGATTACCAAAGCTCTTCAAGACACCATCAACGAAGTGATGGAAACTGAAGAAAAAGAAACTACAGAACTGTTCGAAGCCGCTCTGGTTTAAAGGAAATTGAAAATGGCAGCAAAACTTGAAATCACCAAACGCGAAGTAGTCAAAGTTGTAGTGGAGGAAGAAAAGGTAGTCAATTTGACCATCCCTCTTGAAACTGCACAGGTACTATCATTCATTCTTAACCGTATTGGCGGAGACCCTGGCAGCGGTAACACCCCGCGAGGCAGGATGGATAGTCTGAATCGTGATCTGAGAGCAATGTTCGCCGCGAACGGTTTAGACGAACTACCACAGTTTAAACTAATGATCGCCGGTTCTTGCTCACAATCTATCTACTTCGAGTAATCACATGATCACAAAACAAGATTATTCCGAAACGTGGTCTATTGCTAAATGGCTTGCATTCGTAGTTGCACTGTTCTTCATTGGAATCGTGATTCTACAGTTTGTTGCCAAACCATTTGCACTTGTCGGCCAGGTAACGGAACCGGCAAAGATCATCAACAACTATGAATGGTTCCATGCTGCATTTCAAGATTATTCTTCCAAGGTTGCTCTGATCGCCGCTCAAAAGAAGGAACTTCAGTCTGAATCTGACAGGAAAGAAAAGACGTTCCTTCGAACAGAATTGACAGGTGTACAGGCAATGTGTCGCGATTTAGTCTCAAAGTACAATGCACGGTCAGAATCAATTACTATCGGTATCTACAAAGGTACGTCTCTACCGCAAAATTTATCAATGAAAGAATGTGAATAATGAAAGTTCTAACGCTCACTCTGTCGGTCGTTCTCGCTCTTGCCGGTCTATCCGGTTGCAAAGAACACGAAAAGAATGCACAATCTAAACTTGCACAACAAGCTGCCGATTCTATCAAGTTTACAGAGAATGCAGAAATCATCAACATCAAGGCTCGTTTGGAACTGACTTCCAGTCTTTCCAAGATCGGTTATATTGTCCTGATGAACCAATCCGGACAACCTGTCGCATATCATACGGTGAAGGGCAAGGTAACGTCTGGCGGAAAACGTCTCACCTCGCCGCAGCAATTCAGTTCCGGCGGTGTCTCGTTGGTTGCACCATCGGATGAAGGTACATATGGAAGTTCCGGTGAATACATCTTCTTCTGGACTCCACAAGGACAGTATGTACAATGGAATGGCAATTATCTGTACTCAGATCAACCAATCCGTCTGCGCATTGAACCACTAATCATCACTACAGAAAACAAGTAATGGGTACATCATTCAATAAACTATTGCGTGACCTAAAGAACGGTAACGTAAAAACTAGACGCGTGCGTCCACCAACTCGAAAGAGGTCTAGTCTATCTGAAGAATATAATTATCTGAACGCAGAAGAATGCGGAGACGGAACAGCAGATAAGATTCTTCTAGCGACGAGTTCGTCTCGTCAATTTGAACTTGCAAAGTTTATCGACGATCTCGATTCTGCATACGAAGAAACGATCGAGATCTTTCTGTCTAAACAACAGTACAAAGAATTCGTCGTGAAGACATTCTCCAAGATCAAGTATATGTCTTCACGATATGGATTGATCTGGCCCTCCGATACTTCTATCATCGATTTTAATATCCGTAACAATGTCGTGGAGATGAATATTGTTGCATCGACAAACGATGAACTAGAAAATATCATTGCAATGTTCGATGAGTATGAGCGAGTGGACGCATACATTTCTTGGATGTATTCTGGAAATGGCGATTCTACACAAGTGCCGATTACCAATGAGAAGATGCCTCAGACCGAGTTCTATCCTTTCCTCGAAAAAGACATCATCGAGTATTACGATGAATTCATGGAATCGTCTGCCAACATTCTAATTCTCATCGGTCCACCTGGTACAGGTAAGACCAGTTTTACACGAGGGTTGATTCAGCATACACGTCGTTCTGCATCTGTAACATATGACCCTTCTATTCTTGGCAAGGACTTCATCTTTGCAGAATTTTTAGAATCTGACAATGCATTCATGATTATTGAAGACGCAGATAATTTTCTAATTCCACGTGATGAGGGCAATGATCTGATGCACAAGTTTCTAAACGTTGGAGACGGTCTAGTCTCTGTACGTGGAAAGAAACTAATCTTCACGACCAATCTACCCAACGTGTCAGATATTGATTCTGCTCTGATTCGCCCTGGACGTTGTCATGACATCATCACATTCCGAGAACTGACAAAAGACGAAGCAAATGTTGTCAGGAAGAATAACGGAATCGAAGAATCATCCTCTGCTGGCACTCTCGCAGAAATCTTTACTGGGAAGAAAGTAGACAAACAGAAGTCATTCAAAAGTAAAATGGGATTCGTCTAATTTTATTTTACAAGTGACCGGTTTTGTTATACAATAAACTATCAAGAGGCAATTATTGCTACGCCTTCAAGTTAGCAAATCATTAACGAAAGTGAATTTATCATGACACAACAAGCAAAAGTTCTAAACCAACTACAACGCGGCCTGACTGTTTCTGCATCAGTCGCAGAAAAGAATGGCATCCGTTCACTGTCAAAGGTTATCTCTAACCTACGTGCACAAGGTCATTGCATCTATACAAATACCAAGAATGGTTCTGCACAATATCGCATTGGACAACCATCAAAGACCATCGTTGCCGCCGCATATGCCGCAATGGGCACCGCTGCATTTCAGTAATCTGACACCGACAGATTAAAACATAGGGCCATTCATTGGCCCTTTTTAGTTACTCCTTTAAATAGTTCTATGAAAAAACTATTTCACAAATTATCACACGCTCTGGGTCAGAATGGTGGAGATGTTGTCTCATGGCACGACTCCGAGTACTTCTATATCTCATTCAAGTGCAGAGGATGTGGGGAAATTGACGAAAAATTGACGGTGAAAACTAAACTACAAGAGAAAGATTCAGAATGACTATTTTATGTTTGAAATTAGCAAGTGGCCAAGAACTGATCGCAGAATGCGAACAAATGGAAATTGGATATATCGCCAAAGAGGCTATCGAGATTTTCCAGATTCCCAATGAAGATGGAAAAACACAATCATTTGGTTTTGCTCCATTTTGTCCATATACAAAGGGCGAATTCATTATTCCTTTTGCGATGGCAATTACATCATTCCCATCTGAAGAATTAGAAACTGCCCATAAAGAACGTTTCTCCAAGATCATTCTTCCACCATCTTCCATTATCGTCTAATGGAAAAGAAGGAAGTTTCCGTAGCAGACATTGAAGGGATCAATCTAAGTCTATTGGTTCAACTCAAAGTTGCACTATATTCGATTCCTACTACATTCTTTGTAGTATTGCTTTCTACGGTATTCTTTCTTTGGGAGTTGATATTCGTACCAAACTCGGTAATCAACGATATCGCTTTCAAGGAAAAAGTCAAGAAGCATTATAGAATAAAGAAGTATTAAAATGCCAATGTATAATTACGAATGTGCTGGGTGCGGAGATGTATTCGAAAAGAATGTCCGCATCGCAGAACGAGATGAACCATGCGAAACTCCATGCGAGAAATGTTCTGGCAAATTATCCAGGACAGTTGCAGCACCACTTGTAGGTTATTCTACATTGACCGCAAATTCTACGTATGGAAAAATTCCACAGGGATTTAAGGATGTACTCAATAAAATACATACCAAGTCGCCTGGATCTAATATCAAAAAGTCTTCTTCGTTTAACCTAGACTAAAGTATCGTCGCAATTAAATAGAATATCCACAACAAGGGAGATTCTTTTGAAAAAGCAAAAAGCAGTACTTTTTTCTAACAGCACTAGACCAACAACATTAGAAACTCCAATCGCTAAACTGCGCACGGCAAAATCTAAATTAAGAATTGAACACTTAATTAAAATTGATGCCCTGACAACAAACCAACAAAAGGTGTTCGATCTCTTTAATAAGACAGATCAACACCTTTTTTTGAATGGGTATGCAGGAAGCGGTAAGACTTTCATTTCTTTATATCTTGCTCTACGTTCTATTCTATCGGAACGTAGATATGACAAGATTGTAGTTGTTCGTTCTACAGTACCGACCAGAGATATCGGATTCTTGCCGGGTACTCAGGAAGAAAAAGAACAGATTTATAAAATGCCATATGAAGAGATCTTTAACGATCTACTTTCAAAAGAAATTCCAACACCTTTAGAAAAACTTGAAGAGCAGAAGTTATTTGAATTTAAGTCTACATCATTTCTCAGAGGTACTACACTACGCAATGCAGTCGTTATTTTTGACGAAGTGCAGAACAGCAACATTCAAGAATTCCTGACAGTCGCCACACGTCTTGGCGAAAATTCTCGTCTGATTATCTGCGGTGATGGTCGTCAGGATGACTTAAATGTGGCGGGTACGAATAAGAAGGACGTATCTGCATTCAATGATATCTGCAAGATTACTCGTAGAATGAATGAATTCACTACTGTAACATTCCAACAAGAAGACATTGTTCGTTCTGCCTTCGTAAAATCACTCATTATTTCAGCAACAGAATTAGGAATTATGTGAAACAATTTTTAGATTATGGAATTCCATTAAAAGAATTCAATTTGACTAGAGACGATTCTGGACCACAACGGTTTTATATTGGAGAAGACGGGTATAAGTATTTGTCCGTCACTTCATTCCTAGGACAGTTTGGTGACAAAGAAGCACTGCAGAAATGGAGAGATGCAGTTGGCGAAGAAGAAGCTTCCAGAATATCAAAAGTAGCAACGGATAAAGGCACTGCTATTCACTTAGCGTGCGAGAATTTGCTACTCAACAAACCTTCTCCGGATTCTCATTTGACGATGTTCGATAAATTCGATTTTAAGAATCTGAGAAAACATATTGAAGAAAATGTCGATAAGGTGTTTGCTCTAGAACACCAGATGTTTTCTAAAAAGATATCACTTGCTGGTACTACAGACTGTATAGCAGAATATCATAATTCATTATCAATCATAGATTTTAAGACTTCATCCAGATTGAAATATCGTGATGAGATATCTTCGTACTTTCTACAAGGTGCTGCATATGCAGTCATGTTTTACGAACAGTACAAGATCATCCCTAAACAGATAGTAATTCTAATGTTAGTCGATAAAGATCCAAATGTGTCAGTCTTCATTGAACCGGTGAATCCTTGGATCTCCGAATTGATGAAATTAGTAAAACAACAAAAGGAAGTTCATGCTTGATAACATCAATCTATTAAATTTTGGTAAGAAAGAAGTTGATCGTAACGTTTATCTAATGATGAGCGATATCAATCAACAGTCATGTGCAGATGCTATTCAGTGGATTCTATCACACAACTTCGCAACTGAAGACGAGAATGGCGAGGAATATAAAAGACCAGAATGTCTGACTCTTATCATCAGTTCACAGGGTGGCGATCTATATGATGCAAACGCACTAATCTCAGTAATGCGTGGTTCTGCCATTCCAGTATCTACTATCGGTATCGGAATGATCGCTTCTGCCGGTCTATTGATCTTTATGGCGGGACATCGCGGTCTGAGAATTCTTGATGAGAATTGCTTCTGTATGTCGCATTCATTTTCTTCTGGTATCGCAGGTACGAAACATGATCTGTTCGGTGCTCAGAAACATTTTGCTCAGATTCAGAAAACCATGGTCAGAATGTATAAAAAGTTCACAGACCTAGAAGAATCTGTAATCGAACAAAAACTGCTGCCACCAACTGACGTATGGCTTGAGCCAACAGAAATGGTCGAACTAGGAATGGCAGATCACGTACAGAATATGAAATAGTAATGAAAACTGTGATTTTCATAAATTTCATCATTTTCATAAAATTTGCTGTATAATCCTACAGCACAAAAATTTTCACCCAAAAAGCACTCAAAAACGAGTGCTTTTTCTATTTTATCATCATATTTTCACCTAAAAATGACGTTTTTATGGTGATTTTAGGTGCCTTTAAAGTACTGCAAATGATCAATTATAGTACCATCTTCATTTTTATTTGACAACTTTAAAATGACCTGGTATAATTATCTAATAGAAGCCCATATTGTGATCTCTGTTACCATAGATCCATATTCTCGTCATCAGTTTTCTAGAAGAGTTAATAGAAGATAGTATAAAGAAGATATATCTTCGCTACGCTCAGATATAGCGCGAAGCGCTCTTTGCTTGCAAAGACTAACTGTAAAGAAGTAATCTAGAAAGTATAAAGAAGATTTATTGGATAAGACTTTAGAATAGATTGTTCTTCACTACGTTCAGAACAAGGCTTCGCCAACCATCTGCAATTTAATTTTACTACCTTATCGAAGTATGGTACAATTGTACTTATTTCATAAGGTATTTTGATATGCAGTTTAAGTATGATGAAGATAAGATTCTAAATGAGATGCATGATTATATTGCAAAAACTTATTCTGAACATTATGTTTCTGGTGATTCTAAAAACAATGTACAACTAAATGATTTATTCATTGCAGATGGTACAGCAATTCCGTTTTGGAGAAATAATGCCATCAAGTATCTTTCAAGATTCGGAAAGAAAGATGGTCAGAATAGAAAAGATCTTCTAAAAACAATTCATTACTCTATTCTGATGTTAGCAGAAATTGATAGGAAGAATAATGACAGCAAAGAATGATATCACTGGCGATTCAATTAAAACAAAATCTAATTCTCAGAAATACGTAGATAATTATGATGCAATATTCAGGAAGAAACCTGAAACGCCTGAAGAATTGAAAGAGGAGGATAAAGATGAGCAAGAATAAACTAAACGTGATGGTCGACATTGAAACACTTTCTAGACGAAAGAATGCAGGTATTTTATCAATCGGTGCCTGTAAATTTGACGAGAACGAGATTGTCGATAAATTCTATGTCAATGTCGACCCACAGACATTACGAGGTCTAAACTTTGATATTTGCCCAGAAACCGTTGCTTGGTGGAAAACACAATCAAAAGAAGCCCGTGATGCTCTAAGGGTCGACCAACGTCCGATTCGTACTGCCCTTGAAATGTTGTCTGAATGGTTTGGTCCAGTATCATTACCAACTTGGGCGAATGCCCCAACGTTTGATTGTGTCATTCTAGAATCTGCATATCAGACATTCAATATAGAAAAGCCATGGAAGTATTACGATGAACGTTGCTATCGTACTATTTCTGAATTGTTTGGTATCCATGACATCAAGAACAGGGAAGGTTCACTACATAATGCACTTGATGATGCAATGAACCAGACGAAAAATCTACAATCACTATTCAGAAAGCAGTAATATGAATATCATTCTAGAAGGTATGGATCTGTGCGGCAAGTCTACACTCTGCAAACAGATTCGTGAATTGTGCAATAATCCAATCGAGATTCATTCTTCAGGTCCAGTAAAATCCGCAGATAATCCATGGATGTATGAGTTTATGTACTACATGCAACTTGCCAATATGAGTGTATCATACAACCAAGCATCTGATTTTATCTTCGACAGATTCCATCTTGGTGTATCCGTCTACGGCACTAAATATAGGAACTATACAGATATAGAAGTTGCCACTCTATTTCAATCTGTAGAAAAACGTCTAGAAGACATTGAAACTCACCTGATCGTTCTAATCGACAACGGTTCTGAGATTGTCAAACGTGAAGATGGTCTGTCTCACGAAAAATCTGCGGCAGAATATGATGAGACAAAAAGCAGATTCATCAGTGCATACAAAGCATCAAATGTCAAACACAAGACTCTAATCAACATTTCAACTATCGGCGGATTTAAGAATCTGTATCCACTAGTAAAATCATTCATCGGAAAATAAGTATGCAAAAAGTATCTGACATTAGAAACCAATTTATCGACAAACTCGCCAGACAAGAATTCACCGGCGATACTATCGAACTAATCGGTGCAACTTTTCTAGCAGATGAAGATTACATCTTCGGTGAAGTTAATAAAGAATGGTGTGAACGTGAACTCGCTTGGTATGAAAGCATTTCATTGAATGTTAATGATATCCCAGGTAAGATTCCACAGCAATGGATTAACGTCGCAACACCAGATGGCAGAATCAATTCAAATTATGGTTGGGCAATTTGGTCTGAAGAAAATGGTTCTCAGTATTGCAACACACTACAGAAACTAAAATCCGATAAGAATTCTCGTCAAGGACAAATGATTTATACTCGCCCAAGTATGCATAATGATTGGAATCGAGATGGTATGAAAGACTTCATGTGTACTGCATACAATCAAATGTACATTCGTAATGATAAGTTGGTTTCTCATTACGTAATGCGCAGCAATGATTCGATTTTTGGATATAAAGGTGATCGTTTTTGGGCCAAAGAAGTGCAGAAGAGAATGGCAAAAGATTTAGATGTTGAAGCAGGAGATTTAATATGGACTGCTTCAAGTTTACATGTTTACTCTAGACATTATTACCTGGTTAAGTAATGAGCACATACGTAATAGATGTAGATAATACAATCTGCCAAACAGATGAATCTCTACCGTATGATAATCTTTTGACTATCAGACCGGTTATTGATAAAATCAATCATCTATACTCTTGCGGTCATGAGATTATCTTATTCACCGCAAGAGGAATGCGATCTTACATGGGTGACATCGAACTAATCAATCTAAATGTCAGACCGGTTTTAGAAGATTGGCTTCATAAAAATGGTGTATTATATTCAAGATTGGTTATGGGCAAACCATGGGGTCCTAGTGTTATATATGTGGATGATCGCTCTGTTAGACCCGATGAATTTATACTAAATAAAGAAAACGAACTGATCAATAAAGAATGGCACAAACAAAAATCGTAATCCCAGCGGCAGGCTTAGCAACACGCATGCGGCCGCTGTCGAATAACATGAGTAAGGCAATGATTCCGGTGAATGGAAAACCAATCATCGCCTACATTCTTGACACTTGTCGTAAAATCGCGAATGATTCAGACATCTGTGTGGTTGTTGGTTGCAACCCAGATATTGCTCAGTTCTGTTCTCGTAAGTATCCTAATGTAAAGATTAGAGTGCAGGAGAATCCTATTGGTCCTGGCGATGCAGTCATGACAGGTCTATCTGCAGTGTACGATTCAAATGTTGGTAATGGTTACTTTGATTCATTACTTGTATGGCTAGGCGATACTCTATACGATATTGATGACATCGAACGATTCATCGAAGAAAATCATAACTATGACTATGTTCTAACGGCAAAAGTAAAAGATCCTTCTAGATGGTGTATGATCGATGAAGCAGGCAAACTATACGATAAACCGACTACAACGGATCTACCGGATGATCTTACTGCAATCGTTGGGGTGTATAACTTTTCGGAGATAGGTTCTTTAACAAAAGTTTGTGGTGCAAAAGAAATGTCAGATCTGATCTGTTCTAAATATGCAAATGGTTCTACGCGTGTGTTTGATCGGTTCATTGATTATGGCAACTGGTATGACTGTGGCGAATTAGAAACATACTATGAATCAAAAGCTGCTCTGCTCAATAAGCAAGCCAGAGAAGGACATGATCTATTCGTAGATACAAGTGACTGCACTGTAACCAAACGTGGTTTCAACATTCTTCAAGAGTACATGTGGTACAACAGTGTTAAGAATACCAAGATGGAATCATTCATTCCACACATTCATACAGTATCAGATTTAGAAGTTAAGATGAGTCTGGCACCAGGTTCTACACTGCAAGAACTTCTGATATTCGATAATCTAAAAAACGAATCATGGACGACTATCATCAACAGAACACTTGATTCGTATAACCTTGGTATCGGATATGTTCGTGGCAAAAATCTAGATCGTGTATCTGATATGTTCTATGAAAAGAATTTATCAAGAGTATTCAAATACGATTATGATTTTGTCAATAAGACAGATAAAGGACTAGTGTTAGTATTCATCAATGATGTGTATGTTCGACTGAAAGAATTTGCAGAAAATAATTTGTATTCTGATATTATCCATGGTGATCTACATTTTGGTAATATCATTTTTGATCCAACAATTGGTAAAATTACATTCATCGACCCAAGAGGCTGTTGGGCAGGCGAAACAACGACTTTTGGAAACATTTGTTATGATCTTGCAAAATTATACCAATCTGTTTACTGTGAATACGCATGGTTGCTAAATGATGATGTAGTGGATACTGAAAAGAAAGACTTTATCATCAAACTTCTGGATTTAAAAGTAGAACAAATTTTCAAACTAAATAAAGAACAGATTCAAACTATCAAAAACTTTTCAGTCGTAATGCTATTGACGTGTCTACCATTTCACGGAGATGATGTGCAAAGACAAATGCGTTTCTGGAATAAAGGATTATCGTTATTATGAAAAACATCGCATTCTCTAAGATTGGCAAGTCAATCAAATTTCACACTAAGTACTCGCCGTCTGGTGGTGATAATGAAGCATCTCAGCTTTTGTGTATTCTTGCAAATAACAACCCAGACAAAACATTTTATATCGTTGGCAGATCTGACTTTTCAAAGATGTCATCTACACAATCTTCCGAAATGTTCAAGTTTGGTAATGTCATTGATACATATGCAAGTCGTCCAAAGAATGCAAAATACACCTGGCTAAATGATTATTTTGCAGACAAGAAAGTCGATGTCCATATTGCGATGACAGGGCAGATTGGCACGGTAACTATCCCAGGCAAAATTAAACAAGTACGTAATCCAGAACTAATTGCTTCTGTAATTGAAATGACAAGGGGTTATTCTACAGATACCATTTCATGGATGAATGATAATCAACACATCCCAGTTCTGAATGTTATCAATGATCCTAGATATGATATGAGTCAGAGCAGAGATATGATAGTAAACCCAAAATGGTCTTTATCGCAATTCAATTACTCATACATTAAGAATTCCATTAGATCATATGAAGATCAAACCAGAGACGAGCATACTATCAATGTAAAGTATGCTGAAATGGAAAAGATTTTTCTGTATGGACGTTCTGAAGTTCCAATCAACATCAAGGATAGAATTGTCAACTTCATGGTAGTATTGAATGAAGGCTCACCATCAAGATATCCTATGCTTAATGAGTGGATCTTATCAAAAGTAGAAGATGTAGAAGTATATGGTTCATGGTCAGACGAACGTGCATTATCCGATTCTAGATTCAAAGGATCGTTAGTGATCGATGAACTACAGAAGAAATTATCAAATGTTCGTTCTACGTTCATTATCCCAATTGCTCCGGGTTGGGTTACTTCAAAGTATATCGAAATGATTCATGCAGGTGTCGTTCCATTCCTTCATCCAACGTATGACTCTTCAAATTTGACAGGACTACCAGAATTCCTTCGTCCAAAAACACCAGAAGAACTATTCAAACGTATAGAACAACTTAAAGATGATTCTGTTTACATGAAAGTAATTTCTGCACTGCGCCATAAATATCTTTCTAGTTGCTATACCGATGGCAGCAAACTAAACAAAATCATCATGACAGAAATTGACAGTGCATACCAAGCACCAGACCTGTCGCTTTACAACAGAGTGGAATCCAATTCTCTCGAGGAACTTCTAAATTAAAAATGAAACAGTCTATAGTAGTATTCTTTACTCGTGCAGTATCTTCAAAGTTTACAAAATCGTTGATAGAACAAGCAACTATACTAAAAGAATACCAAAAAGACTATCATTTTTATTTTGTTACCAACAAAAAGACGGATATAATTGTTACTGATATATGTGATGTTGCTGGGTTAGATAAAAGCAACATCACATGTATTTTTACCGATGAAAAGTATGAAGCATCTGTCAGACCTAAGAAGTATTCTTCATGGTTAGAGTTTATTCATAGTGAAACTTGGTTTGATGAATTGGATAATGTCAAGCATATAATTATTTTTGGCGGTCTACTTTCATCTGCTTGTGGTATCAATCGCGAAATGATGAAACTAGATTACTATCTAGGCAACCAACAGCAGATGAATTTTGTCACCAATGGTTCTCTAATGTGCATAATGTTTCAGCTTATCAAGTTCTCTAATGAGAAGAACATTCCATTACATGAGATATGTTATGATCCAACCGAAAACTCATTAGATTTACTACATGTGTATGTCTGTAAGAATTTGATATGTTATCACGGATATGATGTTCCGAGGTGGAAAATGAATCGTTTAGATTCATTACAGTACTACTTAGCATCGACTTTTGATTTAGAAGATTCATCAGAAAAAGATCTTGATGTAGTATTTGGATACACTGCCACCACAAAAGACAGAGAGAAACAGTATGACATTATTTCCCAGTATATTGACTCATTGAGTGATTTAAAAGTACAGACATTTAGAAAGCATAATCGTCTAGGTATCGACACTTTCATAGATAGAGATTCATACCTAAGTTATATCAAAAGAGCAAGATTTACTTTTATCATACCGCCATATGATCTATCTCATTTTTCAGTTTATAGATTCATAGAGTCTATACACAATAACTGTCTACCTTTAATTGCGTGCGATGTAAAGACGAATGAATTCATTCAATCATTTGCTCTTGATAATGATAAAGTTAGTAGATTGATTTTCAACTACAATGATGAGTTTCCGGAAATTGATGAAAGCGAAAGACTTGAACTGATAGAATACTTTAGAGATAAGATTTTAAAATATGAAAGAACATTAAAGATATGAAGAACATTAAATGGGCGCCAGTGATTCCGCTTGCGGGCGGCTTCCCTTTGGGGGCCGAAATGGCAATAGGTTCACCACCGGAATTTGTCGCCTCTTATGAAGGTTTCTGGGGCAATGATAGTCAATATATGAACTATCAGAATAATGTATTGGGTAAAAATTTAGACTACATTAACTTTACCAAGAATGAAGATTTTAAGAGTAAAGTCAACATCACTGTATGTACGCCCCCGTGCGCCGGACTTTCTCAGCTTAACCTTGGCAAGACGCCGGAAGTCAAGGGTGCTGGATGCGCAAAGAATGAATGGATGTATCAAGTACTGAAAGATTCAATCGAAAGACTAGCCGCAGATGTAGTAATTACTGAAAATGCTCCGGCTCTTTCGACGAATAAAGGTATGCCAGTTGCAGCAGAGCTCTATAGAATTGCTAAGTATTACGGTTACTCTCTTTCATTGTATAAAACATCGACTCACTTCCATGGGTTACCACAAAGAAGAGATCGCACATTCGCATTAGCATGGAAGTCAAAAACCGCTCCGGTTTTAAATTGGTACGATCTAGAAAGAAAGACATTTAAAGACTATCTGTTGGACATTCCAGAATCTGCGTCACAACAGGACATCGTTGTCAATCCTAAAGTAGTCACTGAACCATATTACCAGTTCATTCAATATAAATTAGGTAAGCATGATGTAAGAGAAGATATTGTGACAATGACTAATACATCATTTGACTGGGTCAACGATAACGGACTATTAGCAGAAGCAAATGAGTGGTTTAAAGCTACCAATAATGAAGCGGGCATCAAGTATTCAGATCATGCAATTAAAAAGTTTGCACAAGGTCTAGGCATATGGAATGGTTCAGTACATGTGTTTGAGGATGTAATGAATGCAGTGATTGGCAGAAATCTTTCGGATACAATCCATCCTACACAAGATAGAAGTCTGACGATTAGAGAAGCAATCCATATGATGGGCATGCCACATGATTATGAATTGGTCGGTGGTAGACCCAAAACAAATATGTTAGCACAGAATGTACCAACATGTACTGCAGCCTGTATCGTCAAAGAAGCAATGAAGTTTCTCAATGGCGAATTGGAAATGTCAAACCATGACTTCGTATTCCAGAATAATTGGAATAAAAAAATTGACTACTCTCGTTCATCGGATTACAATAAACAATCGGTAACACTTGAAGAACTAATCGAATAAGGAATAATTATGAGTCGTGATTTTATCGCAGATATCAATGCAATGCATGATAAGTTTAAGGTAAAAGATACCGTCAATGGTATGAATGCAGATATGTTGTCCAAGTTTTGGAAATTTCGTTTGGATTGTATCCAGGAAGAAGTTGATGAAACTGTAAACGCAGAAACTGCAGATGATGCCGTGGACGGTCTAATTGACATGATCGTATTTGCATTGGGTACACTTAATGCATTCGGTGTAGATGAACATCTTGCCTGGACTCGTGTTCATCTGGCAAATATCGTTAAAGAACCGGGTATTAAAGAAGGGCGTCCAAATGAGTTTGGCTTCCCAGATCTAATCAAACCAGAAGGTTGGAAAGCACCTTCACATGTAGACAATGTAGGTCTATTATCTAAAGTTTTTGAATAAAGGAAATTAAAATGAAACATCTAATTCTAGCTCTCGTAACATCAGCTTTTGCTATGTCATCATTCGCAACTACAACTGTTGCACCGATCCAACCAGCAAAGCAAGCGGCAAGTGCTCCAGCCAAACAAAAGGTTGCCAAGAAGACAAAGAAAGTCAAACACAAGGCAGTAAAAGCTAAGACTGCCAAGTAATTTTAGAAATCTTCACTAATTCGCCTCTGTTGTATAATTACTGCAACAGAGGCGAAATTCTTTATGGGTTCTAAAAACCAAGATAAAATAGTTTCACTGCTCAAAAGGGTAGCAGAAACTTCAGATAATATCGGTAATGCAAAATTGGCAGCAGGTATCTATTATAGAAAGAATTTAGTAGCCCTTGGTGTAAATTCTGCAAAAACACATCCGATGCAAGCAAAATATTCGGTTATTCCTGGCGCTTATGTGCATGCAGAAATGGCAGCAATTATAAATGCTCTGAAGAAAATATCGGTTGAAGAACTTAAAAAATCCACACTATATGTAACTAGAATTAAAAAAGATTATTCTTTGGGTTTGTCAAAACCATGCGCGGCATGCCAAGCTGCAATTTTCTCATTTGGCATCAAGACAGTTTTCTATACGGAAAATGATCAGACTATTTCTCAACTTTGAGAATTAACACAAATTGGAATTAGTTGTATAATTGATCTATCGACAACGCAATTAAGAAGTTAAGCCAATGACCACAGAACTTGATATGAACGAACTGCGACAACTTGCAAAAGCAAACGCGGCCACCATTCTAGCCTTGACCAACACAGTTGAAGCACAGCGCAGGCTGCTGGTGCGAGTTGAAGCTGTGTTGGTCAATAGTGCTTACTGGAAATCGGACTTGAGCCGCGACATCTCCGTTCATCTGGAGGAAACAGAATGACCAAGACCAACATTGAACTGGCGCGGGAAGCTGGTGCACTGACCTATCGAGGAGAGGAATTGTGGCTTAACGGGCATGCTATTGACCGTTATACCGCCCTCGTAGAAGCTCGCCTTATGGCGAAGCTGGTGAAAATCGTGGAAGAAGTTGTGGCTGAATGTGACGCCATCAAGTATAGCGAACACGCGGAAGGCTACGCCGATGGTGCGCTACGTTGTCTGACTGACATGGAGAATAGGGGAACGAAATGACCAGAGCACTACTACAGCAGGCACTTGACATCGCCAAAGCTTACCGCGAATGGGTTGATGCAGTGCCTAAAGATATCGTACTGCCAGCAATGCCCGGACATGATCGAGATTGGTCTGACAAGGTAATTGATAAATGCGAGAGGTTTCTCCGCGCAGAGCTTGCGAAGCCTGAGCAAAAACCATTCTTCCAGTTCCGGGAGTGCGAGGATTCCCAAGCGGGACAGCCTGAACAGGAGCCTGACATGAAACTATTTTCAGACTGCAAAACAGACAAAGAGAAGTCGAACTTCTTCTTATCTGGCAGAGGTTATGAGACAGGGGTGGTCGCAAAGTCAATTCAAAACGACGTGGCCATGGCGTATCACCGTTTATCGTTGCTTCAACCAGCACAGGAGCCGCTGACCCCACTCTACACCCAAGACCAGATAGCAGCCGCTGTGCTGCGTGAGCGAGAGCTTTTTTCCTCAGAACTTGAGCTTGCCAAGAAAACACACGTAACAGTAGTTCGCCGCTTACAGTCCAGAATTGATGCTCTGGAAAAAGAATCTATAAAAGACGCTCAGAGGGTATCGCACTTAAGCGATCTGGCAGACGTTGGCACATGGAGGGACCCTAACTATTACAACTGTGGAGAATTGTGATGCTCAGCGCACTACTACAGCAGGCGCAACAGCCCGAAGCATTGAGACTGGCCGACCAGTTGCTTGATATGAGCGGCAAATTCAAAACGCCATCAAATGATCGAGGTGTGTGCAATGGAGCAATTCAAGAACTGCGGCGCCTACATGCTGAGAACGAGAAGTTACGTGCAGAGTTTGCGAAGTATGCGCAAGAGCGCCCACCATACTCGAATGCAGACGCTGGGGTTTATGGTTCGGAGTATGTACAACAGGAACAGCGCGATCAAGTGTTTGCTGAGTTGATTCGGCGTGACACATCGGTGCAACCCGCCGAATGCAAGTGTCGCAAATATGGCATGACTGCGTACTGCAAGTGCACAGAACGTGTTGCACAGCCAGCGCAGGAGCCACTTACACAACTGCCAAAGGGCGACATTTTGTTTTTTGACGGCCGTGGCGATGCGGTTGATGGATACAGTGCTCAGCGTGTTTGGGAGATTTTGGCTGCTCACGGCATCGGGAGCAAAGCATGAAAGACAGCATCATTGCCGTAATTGCCGCCATTGCAATGCTTGTTATTCTGTTGTTCTACATTGGCGAGACGAATAAGAACAACCCTGTTGAAGTGAGGTGTGCGAAATGAAAGAAGTATTTTCAGGTTTGTGTTTGATTTTTGGAATTATTGTCGCTGCTGCTGGTCTTGTCGTTTTACTCAGCGAAGTGGTACCAAGAGTGAACACAATAAGACCTCAACTGAGAATCACCCATGAAAATGGATACACATGTGTTAAGCAGATTGGCGACCGTTCGTCAACTTGCACAAAGGACGCGAAATGACCACACTACGACAACTTGCAGAGGCTGCGAAACAATGGGAGTCCGCAGGATGCCCAATAGGCGATCCGACAGACACTTACCCAAGTGAACTTTTTCAAGCAGCCGCATCGCCAGCTGCTATCCTGGTGCTGCTGGACGACCTAGACCTGACCAATGAAATGAACGCGCAACTGCGTGAGCAAAATACATCGTTGGACAAGGCATGTGCTGAATTGGAAGCGAAGGTTGATGCACAGCGCCATTTGTTGGAGCGTGTTGAAGTGATGTTGATGAACAGTGCTTATCGAAACACAACGCTCGGCCGTGACATTGTTCGGCATCTGGAGGCGACGAAATGAACGAAAGAATGTATCATGCCGCTGCAAGAGGCGCAAGATTCCAATTTGAGGTGACACCATCTAATTGGGAGAATGTTTACTACCTGCCACTATTACCAGACCCATTCATACCAGTACGAATTCATCCGGCAGATTCTCATCTTCAGTATGGAGTCTTTTCATCGTTTTTGGTGGGCGTAAATGAAAATCTCGTCAAGACTAGAACTGTGTCAATTTCACCGCTGAAGTCATACTACGATTTTAACTACGTGTTGAACTGTGTAAACTTTAACCACACCAATCAGTACAACAAGATGACTAATGGACAGAAGGTTTGGTATCTTCTATTCTTAGCAGAATTCCTTGCAGACCAAGGACTGTGACGACTATTAAAAATTTTACATACTGTAATGTCAGTGTTATAATTATACATGTAAGCATGAAAGGCATAAATGAGCGAAGAATTTAAAGTATTGGATGATCGCACTCACCTGTTATCCAGGCCTGGGATGTACATTGGTTCTACATCACCCGAACCATTTACCGGTATCATCAACTTTGAGTACCAGACAAAACAAGTAGTTCCTGGACTACTAAAAATCATCAACGAAGTCATCGACAATTCGGTGGACGAGTTTATCCGCACTAATGGAAAACACGCCAACAAGATTGACATCGTAATCGAAGATTCATTAGAAGGTACTGCAGTAGTAGTCACGGATAATGGACGAGGAATCCCGGTCAAAGAAATTGGCGATTCATATCAACCAGTTCTTGCATGGACAAAAGCTCGTGCAGGTTCTAACTTTTCCGCGGACGATTCACGTATTACGTTGGGAATGAATGGTGTTGGCGCATTTGCCACAAACTGCTTTTCCAAATCATTCGTTGGTACTTCTAATGACGGCAAACAGAAAATTGTAGTAACCTGCAGTGATAACTGTTCTGAGATCAAACACAAGATTACAAAAGGTACACCAGCAACTGGAACTGAAGTTAGATTCATTCCAGATCTTCAGCGGTTCAATCTACCAGAATTCACGCAAGATCACATCGATGTTCTATATGATCGTATTCAGAATCTTGCGGTATGTTATCCTGGAATTCAGTTTTCATTCAACGATGAAAAGATTAAATTTAAGAACATCAAAGCAGTAGCAAAATACTTCTCTGAAGATGCAGTGACTCTAGAGTCAGACAAAGGTTCATTCATTTTTGCACCTTCCGGTGCAGACGAAGAATTTCGTTGTCTATCGTATGTCAATGGACTGCACATCAAGAACGGCGGTTCTCATATTGATTACATTCTTGAATGTATTATCAACCATCTACGTCCTGCAATTAAACGCAAGTGGAAGATTGAGGTACTACCCAACCAAATCAAGCAACACATTCTTGTTGCAAGTTGGATGGTGAACTTCCCCAATATGAAGTTCGATTCACAGACAAAAGAAAGAATCACCAACACTAGAACCGAAGTTGCCGCATTTCTAGAATTCTTTGAAGACGAGAGCGAACGTATCGCAAAGAAAATCATCGATACAGAAACTATCATCGGCCCGATGGTCGAAGCAATTCTTCATAAGAAAGAGTTAGCAGAACGCAGGGCTGCAGCAGCCGCGATGAAGAAAGTCCAGAAGAAGAAGATCGCCAACCACCTCACTGCATCTTCTCAGAAATGGGAAGAAAAGCAATTATTCATAGCAGAAGGTTTATCTGCTATCGGCGGTCTATTGAATGTCAGAGATCCAAAGATTCATGGCGGATATGCTCTTCGTGGAAAGATTATGAATACTCATGGGATGAAACCTGTGGATATTGTCAAAAATAAAGAACTATCAGAACTATTATCTGTAATTGGTTTAGACTTGGATAATCAGGATTATGAT